AAAAGTCGGCGCGACACCGCTATTGACGGTTTGGGCAACGTGACATATATTCACGTCACCAGGGTTTTCTTGCCCACACTCAGCCCACAGCACCCGCTCCCTAGAAGAAAAAGGACGAACCCAATGAATAAGCCGCTCACTCAGAAAATTATCGACACCACGCCAACGCCGGAAGCCGGCTTCAAGGAATTGCGCGAGCGCGGGCTCGTGCTGCGCATTTCGGCCAGCGGCGCCAAGTCGTGGTCGTTTGAATTTCGGTCGCCGCTCACCAAGAAAAATGCGCGCATTTCGTTCAAAGCGACGTCGCTCGCCGACGCGCGCGCGATCGTTCACCGCCATCGTGTCGCGCTCACCGAAGGCAAAGACCCGAGCGTGGAACGAAAGGACGCGGTTGTTGCGGAACGCGTTGAGTATGCGCGCGCCGTCAACGTGCGAACCTCGATCGATAAATATGAGCCGATCTTCAAAGCCGCCGCGCCGCTCAAGCAAGCTTCGCGTCTCGATCGCCTCCACAGACTAAGGCGCGTCCTGGCGCCGTTCATGGATCGGTCCGTCTCCTCGCTGGCGCGCGATGAAATGTTGCGCTTCCTCGACGACGTGCAAGCGAATAGCGGGCCTGTTGCTCGCAACCGCGCCCATGCCGAAATTTGCGCGTGGCTTGTTTGGGCGGCCGATCGCGGGCATGCGGCGAGCAACGTGCTCGATCGCGCGCGCAAGGGCAAAGAGACGGCGAAAAAGCGCGTGCTGACCGACGCCGAGCTCGCCGCGATGATGGCCGGAACGGCGGACGGCTCGGCGTTCTCCGATTTCATTCGCGTGCTCTTGCATACCGGCATGCGCCGAAACGAAGCCTCGAGCCTTCAACCGCGATGGCTCGACTTTGAAGCGCGGACAATCACAATCCCGGCCTCCGTAAACAAGACGACCCTCGACCGCGTGATCCCGATGGCTGACGCGATCGCGCCAATGCTTCAAGTTCGCATCGAAGGCCTGGCGCGCGACGCCTATATCTTCGGCGAAGGATCGAAATTTCGGTCGCCGTTGTCGGGTTGGGGCAAGCCGACCGATCGGTTGCGCACCCTCATGCCGCCGTGTGACGAGGGCAACGGTTGGACGCTGCACGATATCCGCCGCACGGTTGCGACCCGCATGCACAAGGCCAAGGTCCATCCTTTGACGGTTGAGGATTTGCTTGGTCACATGACCGGCGTGCGGGCGGGCATGGCGGGCGTCTACAACCAGGCCGAGACGTTGGACGATCAAAGCCTCGCCGTCGCCGATTGGGCGGCCAAGCTGGCGTCGCTGACGACGAACGTCGTGCCGTTCAAGCAGCGGGTGGCTTGACATGGACATGGACAACCTTTGTTCGGCCCTTTGCCGCATGTCGGCAAACTTCATGCGCGTCACCCGTGGCGGCGGGGCGCCGGAAGGCATTATCGCTCAAGCGAAAGATATCGTGCTTGTGTACGAAGCCTTGAAAGCGGAGGGCGTCATCAAAGGCGGCTCTGACGACGCGACGCTCGACGTCTATTTCTCCAAGGCGTTGAACGGCTATGTCGGCAGCGACGCGGACGTCGTGCGCGCGATGAAAGGCGCGCTCGATATCAACAGAAAGCCGGCCCCCAAGGCGCCGGTCGACCCCTACAACCGCCGTGTTGAGCACATGGTCGCGGGTGCGTTGCGCATCGCCGCCGCCCGGCAACTCGGCGATCATCTTCAAGAGAATGCAGGCGAGAGAGACTTGACTAGCTCCCTTCCTGCTGGTTGGGCGGCGGGTTAACTCGCCCGCTATCGAACCAGGCGTCGAGCTCGTTGGCCCACAAAAACCAACGGTTCGACCCTGGCCGCTTCGTCGCCGGCGGGCCCTTGCCGGCTTTCACCAAACGCCGAAAGGGTTCTGTGTGCATGCCGACGCGTTTCGCGGCGTCCTCGAGGGCCAACAATTCGCCGCGCGGGCTATGCGTGTTCATTGGAAACTCGGATCGCTGTCGACGCCGCCCGAGGCGTCGGCCATGCTGCGCAACAGCTCAAAGATTTTCCGCGTCACGGTCCCGTCGGGCCTTGAACAGACCCGGCGGCCGAGGCGCAGGCGATGGCGCGCAACGGTTTCGATCGCGTCGGCGAGCGCCGCGTCGAGCAAGCGCTCGCGCTCTTCCTCCTCGGTCGGGTCAAAGCGCTTCGGCGGCGGCGGCGGCGCGTGCTCCTCGAGCGCGACGGCGATCGCCTGGCCAATCTCCCGGCCAAGCTCGCTCTCGACCTCCGCGTCGGCGCGAGCGAGCGCCTCGCGCAATGATGGCCGTTGGTTCATTGTCCATACTCCCTTGCCAGTCTCGGCTTGCCGGCGGCGACCTTGAGCGGGGCCTTGGGCTCGCGTTCGCGGCCCCAATTGATCTTGCGGCGCGGCGGCGTCGACACGCCGAGCCTGGCGGCTTCGAGGCGCTTGGCCTTGCCGATGTCGCCCTTGTCCGCTTCCGTCTTGATCGGGTGGCAGACCGCGACGCAAAGCAGCTGGCCGTCGGCCGGCGTGAGCTTGCGGGCAAGATCGGCGGCCGGCCGCATGCCCTCGGGGATAATGTGGTCGATTTGATAGTCGGCTTTCTTCCGACACCAAATCCCACACCGCTCGCAAAAAACCTTTCCGCTACCGTCGGTAGCGCGGCCGACGATGGCGATCCGATCGGCCAGCGTGAACTTGCGGCGCGCTCGAGGGCTCATGCGGGCAGAAAGCGCATGGCGTCCTCGTGCATGTGCTCGAGCTCGGCGACGCTCTCGGGCCCTTCTTTGGCCGCCATCTTCATGAGCTCGGGATAGCCGGTCGCGATGCTCTCCTCGATTTCCGCCCGCGTCGCGAGACGTCCTTGTGTCCACCAATCGACGCGGTGCGGCTCGCCGATCCGAATGAGCCAACCGTTGTCGACTTTGAACGGCCGGTAAGTGCTCTCCCACAGCGCGATCGCGCCAGGATTGCGCTTAATCATCACGCCCGAAACCGAGTGCTCGATTTCGTCGAGGCCGGCCTCGTTGCGCCGACGGGCGGGAACGGTCAGGAACGGGCAAGCGGTGGCCGAATATTCCATGCAAGCGCGATGGCCTGGCGGCTCCATCGTCGTGCGGTTGACGGCGCACATCGGGCCGATGGCAAACACTTGATGGACGCCGAGCGGCTCCCCGCAGACCCAACATAGGCGCTTCTTGACCGCGAGCTCGCGCTTGCCAGAGCCGAGGATGCGAAAGTCCGACTTGGCGCCGGGCACACGCGGGCCGACTTCACGGCCGTCGAGAAACCAGGCGACGAACCACGGCACGGGATAGCCGCGCTCATCCTTGGGAAGGCGGGCGATGCGGATCGGCGGCGGGGGCAGTTTAACGCTCATGGTTTCACCCTGGAAACACGACGCCTCTTTGGAGGCCTTGCGAATAGATCGTCTCGATTAAGTCGCTGAATTTTTCCTTGTCGAGTTTGCTCGAGCGGTAGCCGAGCGCGACCACGCCGTTGCCGTCGAGCGCCGGCATGAACCGCAGCTTGTGGCCGGCCGCTTTCATGAAGGCGCATTTCCAATCTTCGGGCTCGCGGTGCTCGCCGCCCCAAGGCAGTTGAGCGGCAACCTCGGCGAGCAACGCCCACATGAGTTTGTTCTGCGCCAGCGTGCGCGGATCGTCGACAAGCTCGAAAACCGAGCCGACCGGCGCGGCCTTGAGCGCCGCGATGAGCTCGGCGCGGTTCGTGTCGGTTATGGTGCGCGTCAGCCTCACTTGGCCGCCTTCCGCGCTTTCTCGGCGGCCTCGCGCTCAATCCTTTTTCTCTCCTGCGCTTCGTCCGCGAGCGCGGCCGAGCGGTGCACCTTCTTGTATTGGTCTGCCGTTAGAGGCAGGCCAGACTTCTCTTTTTGAAAGGCCATTTCAGCGAGGACGTTCGTTGGTTTTCGTCTCGTCATTGCGGCGGCCCCCATACGTTATGGATAGAGCTCATCGATCTTGAGGAGCACGCCGCCGACCTCGCCGAGGAAGTCGAGCGCCTCGGCTTCCATGCCGGCGATGATCGTCTCCTCGCGCAGGACGCGCTTTTGGAAGAATTGCAGCGGATCGGGAAAGCGCGGATCGTAACTGACGAAGTCCCACCATTGGCGGCCCGAGCATGCGAGCGCCCAATAGACTTGGGCTAGGTGGTCCTCGGGCACGGCTTGCTCGAGGAGCGTGCGCAGATGCGTCGCCGACGTCGGGCACTTTATCTCGAGGCCGCCCTCGTCGCCGACCAGGCTATCGGGCGACGCGTGCGCGTGAAGGATTGTCGGGTGCGGAATGAGGCCGATCTTGACGACCGGCAAGTTGGTCAGGAAGGCGTAGGACGCGCGCGCCTCGTCCTCATGCTCGCGGCCCCAATACATCGGATTGGAGCGCTTCGCCGGCACGCCCGTAATCTGCTCGGCCGCGAGCTCATAGAGGTAATCCATCGCCGCCGCTGTGCGGTCGCCCGAGCGCTTAAGCCGCCCGAGCGCAACGCCGATCTTGGACGCGCCGAGCGAACCGGCGCGCGCCTCAAACCATTCACTGGACCGCTGTTCCACTCGTCGCTCTCCGCTTCTTCTCGTTCAAGAGGGCGACCGCGCGCTTGAATTGCGCCATGCGCATTTCGGCGATGGAGGGCGCGCCGATCGTCTCGAGGAAAATGGCGAGATTGCTTTCCGTGTCGCGGATCAGTTGCTCGACATAGACGACGTCGTCGGGCTCAATGACAGGATCGACCGGCTCGGCGGCGGCGTCGTCATCGCGGCCGGCGCCGATCCCGAGCGCCTCCTTGAGCGTGTAGCGCTGCAGATAAGTGACCGTTGAGGCGATCGCCTGGTTGGGGTTTTTCTTGCCCGACTTGTCCTCGAGGCCCTCGAGGCTGTTCTCCTCGCTGTAGCCGTCCTCGTGGCTCAAGATGCACGTGACGCGAATTTTGCCGGCGTCCTGCGTCGACTTGTGGCGATAGCTCAGCCCGTGCTTGCTGAGCACCGGATCAACCACGACCCCGATATCGGCGAGCTCCTCATAGCGGTAATTGGTGCGCCCCTGGCCGTCGCTATGCTCATAGTCGACGACGCGGGTCTTGAGGATCGGCCCAAACTCGCCCTTGGCCCTGGCGAGCGCGGCATAGAAGGATCGGCGCGCATCGGCCTGGCCGGCCCGCTCGCGCAGCGCCATGAGGCGCTCAAACTTCTCGATATCGACGGCAGGATCGCGCGCCGCGTTGGCGATCATGAGGAGGATCGGATCGGACGGCTGCGCCCCGGCGGAAGGGGATTGCGGCCGATCTTCCGCCGGGACTAGCTCGGCCGGCCTAGGGGGTTGGTGGCCGGCCGAAGCGTTCGGATTGGTGTCGGAGTGGGGGATTTGGGGGCGCCGCATCCCCTAAAGAGTTCATATGATGAAACCGAAGTCAAGCGCGTCTCGTGACGCTCATCCACAGCTAATTGTCCTCGGGTTCCTCATGCATGCGGCGGTGAAAGCGTTGTATGGCGCGCAATCTGGCGGCCGTTCGCTTCGCCCGCTTCGGATGATCGAAAAATTCCTCGAGCCCTATATTTAGAGCCTCGCAGGCTGCGAAGATGAGCTCGACGCTCATCGCGACGGTCCTCGCTTCGTAGCGGGAAATCAGGCTTTTTGCCGAACCGATGGCGTCGGCCAAGCCCTTTTGCGTCATGTCCCGTTCAAGTCGCCACTCCTTCATATAGTGGCGCGGCGGGCGTCGCTTGGTCATGGTGGCCGGTTCCCTTGTCGCTGTCGGTTTCTACAGAAGAAACCTAATACGTACGGAAACCGAGTGTCAATAAGAACGTCTTGACGCGGGAGGGTACATGACGCGAAACTCTGTCGATGAGCTTGACCCCCCGCCGCCACCGCAATTCGACCAGGCTGCAACTCATTAAGGCCCGTGAGCGGATCGGCCTGACCCGCCCGCAATTGGCGAAAAAAATGGGCCAGGCGCGCAGCTACATTTACAAGGTCGAAGTCGGCGATAATAACCCCGGCGTCGCCACCATCCTTCGATGGCTCGCGGTTCTCGGGCCCGAGGCCTCGGTCGAATTGTTCGAGCCGCACCCGTTGCTCGAGCAATGGACCGGCGTCCTCGGCAAAAAGGTTCGCCGTTCAATCGCCCAACAGCTAGTCGCCTGAGGCCGCCCGTGGGCGCGCGGCGACGGGATATTTTTGAGCCGTCCGAGGATGAAATCACCGCCGCCGTGATCGAGCACTGGCGCATCTTCGGCGTGGCTCACTCGCTCGTCGCCTCGATCCCTCTCAAGCGCGCGTTCGGCCAGGCCGGCTTAACGCCAGGCCTGCCTGACTTGCTGGTGCTGTCGCCACAGCTTGGCGATCGGACTGGCTTCATCGAGCTCAAGCGCGCGCACGGCGGCCGGCTCAGCGACGCGCAACTGGTGATGCGCGAGCTCTTCCTCATGCGCCGGGCCCCCTACGCCGTTTGCTACGGCCGCGACGAGCCGATCGAGCGACTTCGGGCGTGGGGCGCGATCCGATGAGCGATCGCGCCGACGAAAAACTGACGAAGCTAACCGGCAGCGTGATCGCGGCGGTAAGCGCCCAAGTGCGCCATCTGGTGGAGGCCGGGCTCGTTGAGCCGGATAAGTTGCGCCTGACGATCGAGGCTCGGCGCGAGAAAGCGAAGGAGCTCACCGCCGCCGGCATGTCGCAGCGCAAGGCGGCCGAAGCGCTGGGGGTGACGCACACGACGGTTCAGAACGACTTGGCAAGTTTGTTGCCGCAAGGTGGCAATAAAGTTGCCACCGATCGCGACGAGCGACGCGAGGCGGCGATCGTCGGCAACGAGGCCTTGGCTGCGGTCGAGGTTCTCGAGCCGATCCAGACGTTCGAAACCATCGTCCTCGACCCGCCATGGCCGATGGAAAAGATCGAGCGGGACGTTCGGCCCAATCAGGTGGCGTTCGACTACCCAACGATGAGCGAAGAGGGGCTTCGCAAGTTCGGCGAGACGCTGAACCGGATGGCGGCGGACGATTGCCATCTGTTCATGTGGACGACGCAGAAGTTCTTGCCGCTCGCCTTGCGATTGGTCGACCACTACGGGTTTCGTTACGTCTTGACGATGGTTTGGCACAAGGCCGGCGGCTATCAGCCGACCGGCTTGCCGCAATACAATTGCGAGTTCGTCGTCTACGCGAGAAAGGGGTCGCCGAAGTTCGTCAGCACGCAGGGATTTTTTTGTTGTTTCAATGGCCCAAGGCGGGAGCACTCGCGCAAGCCGGATGAGTTCTATGACATCATCCGCCTCGTCACGGGCGCCCCTCGAGTTGACGTGTTCTCGCGTGAGGCGCGCGAGGGATTTGCGCAATACGGCAACGAGACGGCCAAATTCGCCGAGGCCGCGCAATGAGCTACCAGAGCGATAGGGCTTGGTCCGATCGCTTCATTCCCGCGATCAAGCGCATCGTCGGTCCGCACCTGCTTGAACCATCAAGCCTCAAGGTCGACACGCAACAGGCGGCTGACCTTGTCGTCTTGACTGCGCGCAACTTGACCATCGCGGCGCGGGTGCGACGGGCCCACTACGCCGAGCGCTTCCCCTTTGAGTTCACTCTCCGCGCGCATCGAACAAGCGGGGCGCGAACGGAACTGCAGAAGATTATCGACCGCTGGGGTGACTGGTTTCTCTACGGGTACGCGACCAACGATACCGACCCCGAGATCGGCCGCTGGATGATCGTCGACCTGCATTCGTTTCGATCATCGTATGCTCGCAGGATCATTACCGCCGGCGGAATGAGGAAAAACACCGATGGAAAGACTTCCTTCGCGTGGTTCGATGTTCGCGGTTTTGCGCAATCCCGAGACCCTATCCTGATTGCGTCCAGTTTTACGCCCGATGAGCCGGCTGAGCCGCATATGCCGCCGCCACCGCCGTCCAGCGGTAAGCAGCAACTGGACCTGTTCACATGAGCGTCGCGGCCGCCATTGAACGGATGATCGCCGAGGGCTTCACGCTCAAGGAGGCGATCAAAGCCGCCAAGATCGTCGAGGAGGAGCTCGAGGCAGGGCCTTTGTTGACCGCCCGTCAGGCTCGAAATCGACGGTACTATCAGACCCGCAAGCGTCTTAATTCAGACGCTTTAAGACGCCCGCAAGACGCGTCTGAAAACGTCTTAAAAGCGTCTGAAACCGTCTTAATTAAGACGCCCCTCGCGCGCGTAGAGGATAATAATCCTAATTTAGAGCTAACTGGAAAGAAGAAGAATATACGCCAAGAGCGTCTTAATCAGACGCCTCGCGACACCCTTCTCGAATGCCTCTCTCCTGAAAACGCCGACGGCGTCCTGGCTTCGCGGAAAGCCATGCGGCGGCCGCTGACCGGCCGCGCCGCCCAATTGCTGGCCAAAGGCTTCCTCGCGACCGCCGACCCGAATGCCGCCGCCGAGATGATGATCGCTCGAGGATGGCAGGGCTTCAAACCCGAATGGTTCGACAACGAGAGGCGCTCAAATGGACAATCGCAATCGGGGAAAAAACGCTCAATTTCTGACGTTGCACCAGACTTCATCAAACGCATTGACGAGAAGTTCGCCTACCTCGACGACGTGCGACCCGCGCACGGCGGCGCGGAAGGCGGCCCAACTGTTCGGATGCTACCCGAGGAACGAGGCAAACGATCCTGAAATGTTCATCACGGCCGCGACGGCGATGCTCTCGAGCTATCCCGAGATTATCGCCGAGCGCGTTTGTGATCCCATTCGGGGGTTGCCGGCGAAAAACAAATTCTTGCCCGCGATCGCCGAAATCCGTGCGGCCTGCGAGACGGAAATGGTTTGGCATGACGCGGTCGAGCGGCGCGAGCGCGATCGGGCCCACACCGCGCAAGTGCTCGCCCCGCCGTTGCCGCCGCCGGCGCCCATGGATCGGCTGCGCGTGCGCCAGGCGGCCGATGAGCTCCTCGCCGAGCTCAAGGTCGCCGATCCGAAAGCGATCGATTTCAGGCCGCCGCGATCGCCAGGCGAGGCCGAAGTCACCCGCCGACATTTCGAGGCGCGGTTGCCGGAACTCGTGGCCGAATATGCGGCGACGCCGCCAAGGCTGGGGCCGGCGCTCGGTCAAGTCGCCAAATCTGTTGAGCCCCGGTCCAGTTTACAAGCAAGAAACGATGTTGTTTGATCGCGCTCCCCAAGAAGCGGGGGCTTGCAGGGGTTGACGGTTGCGGTTCTGTATTAAACGCCGAGTAAAAACATGGCTACCATTGGGCGGGAACAAACGACGCGCGAAGTCGCGCGGATCGCTTACGGGATTGGCCTCGAGGCGAAGCGGACCGGCCTTCTCAAGAAGCTTGAAAAGAAGCCGAAATACCACAAGCTGGCGGCCGCATTGCGGGTGCTTATGGGGCTCGCGCTGACCGACCAGGCCGCCTATCTCGAGCTTAGGCGGCATCGCATGACGCTCGAGGCGAAGCTCAAGCGGGATTAGGGGAGTGGCGGATCGGTCGGAGGCGTGCCCGCCGGCGGCGGTTCGCCCTTTTCGATCGCGTCGAGGCGACGCCCTGCGCGGCTGATCGCGTCGGCGGCGGCGCGCATTTCGTTGCGCAGCAAGAGCATCGTGTAAATCTGCGCCATCATCGACACGACGAGCGCAGTGGTTTGGATCGCGTCAATGAACGCGCCAAGGTGATCTTCCATCTTGAAACCCCCAAACGAGCGAGCCGCAGTTTCCAGTTAGTCAACCGCTTGGGGGCAGCGCAAGGCTCCATTTCGGGGGAGGCGTCGTCAGAAGCGAGGGCGCCTTCGCGTTAGGCGACGGCGATCGCGTTGCTGACGATCGGGGTTGAGCCGGCCGGATTGGTCGCCGTCACTCGGCAACTGACATTCGTACCGCTGTCGGCCGCCGCCAGGAGATAGCTGGCCGCCGTGGCGCCGGCGATGTTCGCGCCGCCGCGTAGCCACTGGTAGGCGTAGCCGGTCGGGGCATAGTTCCAAACGCCTTGCGTGCACGAGAGCGTCGAGCCGACCGTCGCCGTGCCCGAGGCGACCGGGGGCGTGGTGTTGAGCGGCGGGATTTCGAGCGACAGGCCGGCCGTGATCGCCGCCGCCATCGCGGCGTTGGTCAGGTTGCCGCCCTTGCCGGCGTTGACAACCAAAAGCACGTCATTGGTGAAATGCGAGTTGGCCGCATTGCCCGGCTGCAGGCCGACGGGCGCGTTCTCAATGGTCGTATCGTGCGTGCTGGCGTCGCCGCCGAGCGCGGTTACGATCGCGTTGAGCTCGGTCGCCCGGTTGGGGTTGGCGTAGTGGATTTTGGTGTTGAGCAAGATTTGCCCGGCGAAGTCGGCGATTTGATAGCTCATGTTCGGGCCCCGAAGAGATTGAGGGTCGAGTAGATCGGATTGCGGCTCAACGGGCCCCCCGAGCCTGGCACTTGATATTGCACCTGGCCGAACCTCGGATTGCTCTTCGCGGCCGCCGCAGCCGTGCGTGGTGTGCGCGAGGCGACATAATCGCTGCCAATACCGCCGCGCGATGATGGCGTTGGCGTGTCGCTCGGCTGGCCTGGCGGGGCGTTGGCCATGACCGTTGCCGGGGCGTGGATCGATGACAACGGGTCGTAAGGCGTGCGGCCCTGGCCGCCGACGTAGGGTCCGCCGACGCCGGCCGGCGCGGGGCCTGGCGGCGTCATGCCCGGCGGGCCGCTGCCGACATAAGGACCGCCTTGAGGCGGGTTCGCGCCCGCCGCCGCCATGTAGGGGTTGTTGAACCCGCCGTCATTGCCGGCGGATTGTTGCGGAAGCGCCTGGGCCGCGATCCCATAGGGGGTCGGGCCGCCGCCCATGCCCATTGGCGGGGGTTGGGCGCCCGGCTGGCCCATCGCCATCGAAGGCGCGCCTGGCGTGGCCGCCTGGTAGCCCGTGACGCCGCCGCCTGGCACATAGGCCCCACGCGGCCCGACGCCGCCCCCTGGCGTTCCTTGTGGGCCGTAGGGCTGGCCCGCGCCATAGGCGGCTAACAACGATTGCAGCCAATCGCTGCCGTCGCCGCCGCCGAAGCTGGTGACCGGCATGGCCTTTAAGGCCGGTTGGCGGCGATGCGCTGGTCGACGTCGCCGGCGTCGATTTGGGTCGGGCTCACGCCGGCGACGGTGCGTGGCCGGTCGCGCGGGTCTCGATCGTCGGACCTAGCCTTGAAGCGCTCGACGCCTTCGGCCGCCATGTCCTCGGAACGCTCGCGCTGTTCCTGCGCGACGGTGAGCACGGGCTCCTCTTGGGCGCGGGTCGCGGCGAGCTCGTAGGAGCGAAGCTTGCTCTCTTGCGGGTCGGGCCCGCCGCCGGGGATATCGCGCGCGTAGCGCGAGCCTGGCGGATAGGTCTGCGCCGGCGCGACGGTTGCGCGTTCGGTCGGGGCGTCGCCAGGCGCGGGCCGGTTGGGGGCCGTGTGGGCCACCGGTGGTTGCTGTGTTATCGGCGGCGGCTGTTGGAGGGCCGGCCTGGCCGGCGGTTGGGGGGTCGTCGGCATGGTCGTCGCTCCTCGGTTAGCGCTTGGGGGGCTCGGGGGCTTTGGCTTTGTCTTTGGCCTCGCCCTCGGCGGCTTTATCGTTGAAGCCGGCCGTCGGGCCGCCGGGCTCGCCGGGAAGGGGGTTGTTGGGGCCGCTTCCTTTACGCGACGGGTCAGCGCGCGTGTCCTCGCGGCGCGGGACGTCTTTCGGGTCATTTGGATTTTGGGGGGTTGCCATGGGTGTGCTCCTCTTTACGCACACAGGAAACGCACGAACGGCTGATTTGGTAGCACGTTATCGGCGACCCCTAAAGCGCCCCTTTAAGATGAGCGCGGCCGCCTCGAGGCGTTTCATGCGGTCGTCGCTCTTCATGCCGTCGCGAATGATTTGCTCGGCCCGGTCAAGATCGCGCTCGGCCGCCTCGAGCGCAACGGCGGTGAGCTCGGGATGGCGGGACATGAGCTTGCGCAAGTCGGCAGGCGGGACGCCGAGCGCAGTCGCCGCTTTGATGACGTTGGCGCCGCTTTCGACGAGCGCCTGCTGAGCCTCGCCTAGATCAATCATGAGGTAGCCGCTCCTGCCGTTGGACGAGCAACGCGCGCCTTAAGCCCAACTCGAGCCGGCGGCGCCGATCGATCGTTATCCTCACGCTCAAGCGCGGCTTATGCCGCGCCGGGCCGCCGTACAATAGCGCTTTGAGCCTGGCGAGGCGGAGCGATTTGTCATGGTGCTGGCAGGCGTACAGCAAGCCATCGCAGCGCCGACAGCAAAGCCGATTGTCCTCAGTCAGCCGAAGAATGCGGGTGCGACGCTGGCATTGTGGGCAGACGAACCACGACCAGCCGCCGCCGTTGGGGAAGGTCGTATGCGTCAGGCCGATGGCGCGCTCGAGCTCGCCGATCTTGATCGCGATCGAGGCCATGTCGGGCCGAATGACGCCGGTCGCGCGGAGCCTCGAGACGCTGACCGCCGGCAAATCGTCCCTGGCGAGCGGCCTTATTCCGTTCGGTCGGCGGCCCATACTTGCGACCGGCTCGGAACGCAATTGCACCATAGCTCGGCGTTGATGAGGTTTTGCGCGCCAAGCAAGGCCGGGTTTTGCATGGCGGCGTATTGCGCCAGCTGCGCTTGCTGCGCGTTAGCCGCGTTCATCTGCGCCGTCTGCAGCTGCGCCTGCAGGGCGATTTGCGACGGCCGGAAGTCGGGCCCGGCCGGGTACTGCTGGCCAAAGCCGGCGGGCGGAATGTTGGCGAGCGCCCGCTCGCGCCAGATATCGATGAGCTCTTGATCGCGTCGGTATTGGACATTAGCGCGCGCGACGTCGTCCTCGAGCTCGGCGATCCTGGCCTGGGCCTCGCGGAGCTCGCGGGCCATCTGTTTCATCACCGCATGGCCTACCGGGTCATCCTCGGAGCGCCTAGCAACTTGGACCGATTTGGCCTTGGCGGCGACGCCGGCGAGCACGAAAGCCAGAATGCTTGAAACCGACATTTGGGACGCCTCCAATGCGCCTAATCAATCCGCCTTGGCGGGCAAGGTCAAGATCGGCGTGGCCTTGAACACTTCGGCCACCCAACGCGCATGACCGGCCTCGGCCTCCTCCCAAGTCGAATAGCGCTCCTGGCCGGCGGCCTCGTGGCCAACGAACGCCATGGTTTCAAACAGGAGCGGGGGGCCGTGGCCGAAAGAATGATCGAGGCCTAGAAACACCGTCGACACGCGCACGTCGCCTTGAAAGCTATCGCGGACGTGCCGATCGGTCGTCTCGAGCCATTCGGCCCATTTGAACAAGTCGGGCTCGGCGACTGCGTCATGGCCGACGCGCAGAAAAACCTTGTCGCCTTCGCCTTGAACCTTGGTGATGGAATAGGCCGGGTTGGCCTGATTGCTCATCGCGTCGCCGACGTACTCGGGCGCAAGATCGGCAATTTCGACGCCAAGCTTGGCCGCAATCTTTTTCAGGATGAGCGGGCTCGGGAACGCCTTGCCCCTGATATAGACGCTAATCCGATCGCGGTTCTTGGCGACCGTGTAGCCCTTTTTTGTCGTCGTCGAGCCCCACACTAACCGCGCAAGATCGCTACCGGTCATGCCCTTTTGATCAAGGAGTTGTTTCAGCCGCCGGCCGAAGGCTTTTTTAACTTCGTCCGACACGGCGCGCGAGCTCACGACTTGATCCCGAGCTCGCGCCTGACCGTCCGATTGCGAAGCGCCATGCCGACGATAAGCGCCAGCGGGCCGGGGATTGTCGACGGGCGGCCGTTGCGCACGCCGGTTTCAAAGCCGCTGACCGTGCGCACGTCGACTTGAAAGACCTTGGCGAATTCGGCTTGCGTCAAGCCGAGCTCGGCGCGCGCGGCCTTGAGCTCATCGGGGGTCATTTGATGATATGCGCGACGGTGAGGATCAAGGCGGATACGGCGACGACGGCGGAAACAAACACCGCGACCGCCTTCCACACTTCCAAGCGTGCTTGCTTGCGATAAAGGTCAATTTCGACACTCATGAGCTCAATCCTTAATTGGCGTTCTCTGTCGTTCTCGCTCACGCGGCCTCTCGGGCGAAACGGAGAATGGCGTCGCTGTAGCTCTCGCGCGGGCCCCTGACAGCCTTGAGCCGGTTTAGGGTCACTTTATCCAGCCAAAGGTAAAAGCCGCCTGTGGGGCTCGGAAGGGCTTCCAAACGCCTTTCGGGCGGGACGCCAACGCACAAGGCCGCATAGGCGGCCGCGCTGATTTCAATCTGGATCATTTGAGCGGGTTCCTTTTTTATAGGCAATATGACTGCCCTTGGCAGAAATTGCAACCGGGCAAAATGACCCGCCCAAACCCGCCGGCCTTGCCGACCGACGGGCTTGAACTAGTCATTTTGCCTAGTCGGCGGACACACGTAGGACCTTGCCCCCCGATCGATGCGGACCGCGCAACCGGCGCGCAGCAAATCGACGGCGCTGCCAATGCCCCAAGGCATGGCCTCGTAATCGGGCAGGGTTTCAGGATAACGCGCCATGAGCGCCTCAACGATCGTCTTGGCGGCCGACGTCGAATAGCCGTCATGCTCGCAGGCCTGGTAGTCATAGAAGCGCGCAAGCTTGGCGATCGCGGCCGGCTTGGCGCGCCGGCGGACAAAGCGATAGGCGCGCGCTTGGCGCAAGCTGCGCGCCATTTCGACGCGCATGCCGTGGCCTTTCGGCCGCCCGTGTACGCGGTAGCAGGCCTCAAAGCTCTTGACGTTCTCGCGCAAGAGCATGCGCCCGAACTTGGTCAGGTTGAGCAATCGGCGCCCGTGCGGCGCAAGCTTCTCAAACGCGGTCATGAGGATATCGATATCGAAGTCAGAAACGACAAAGCAGGACATGTTAAATCTTTCCAGTTGCGAGCATGTAGAGGGTGAAAAAGAGGGAAAGCGCGGTGAGGAGGCCGGGCAGCATCACGCGGCCTCGCGCATTGGCTCGAGCCGCGCGCGCTTGGCTTCCATCGCCAGGGCGTAGCGTTGCTTGATGTTGAGGCCTTGCCCGTCTTTCGACTTGCCAAGCGCCCAATTGAGCCGATCGCGGCCGGCAGCTGCGGCAAATTCCGCCCGACACTTGGCGGCATAATCCGGCATTTTGTAATCGAGCGAGAGGCGCGGCGCCGGCTTGATCGAATTGAGCGCCTTGATCCAATCGCCGACGGCTTGCCCATAAGCGCGCTTTTCATCGGCGCTCAACTCGCGGCCGCGCGCGGTCATGCGCCACTTCTCGACGCTGGCGCTGGCGGTTTTCGGATAGGCCGGGCCCCATGCGGCCGGCTCGGGCTTGCCGTTCAAATCTTCGAAGCGGAACGGTTTGGCGGTGTCATACATTGCAAATCCTTTCTAGTCACATTGCCTACGTTCGGGACACAAAGCGCCCGCCAATGCCCTCGATTGCGCGAGGGCATAAGCTTGCGCTTTATGCAGCCTCCAGCATCGGCTCGAGCTCCTCGAGCTCCTCAACTGGCGCCGCAATCGCGGCCTCGCGCATGAATTCGACGGCGCGCGACGCTGCAGCTGCAGCGGCAACGATCGCCTTGTCATGTTCGGTCAGGAATTGCACCCAATGGGCGATGTAAGCCGCATCGGCGCCGTCATTGTCGAAAGCAAACTCAGCGCACAAAAACGCGCTGGTGAGCTCGGCCACGAGCTCCTCGGCAGAGTAAGCGCGATCGCCGAACTTCTTACCGAACGTGCGATTAAGCCGCTTCTCGGCGCCCGTCCAATGCCCGAGCTCATGGAACGCCACGCCATAATAGCTCGAGGCGGTCTTGAACGTCTCGAAGGCCGGCATGTTCACAAAGTCGGCGCCCGGCTGGTAATAGGCGCGCGGCTCGCCGTGACGATAATCGGCGCCCGTGGCTGCAATGAATTGATCGGCCAATTCGTCGCGCGCGTTGGCGTTGGCGACGCGTTGCGCGCCGTTCGGATCGGTCACGCGCGCCGGTAAATTGTCGCATTGCGCGACATTGAAAACCGTGTACGCCTTCAGGAACGAAATGGCGCGCCGCTCGCCGGTCGCGTCATCCTTCTTTATGAGTTTCGAAACATAAATGACGGTCTCGCCCTTTTCGCCCTTGCGCACGTTGCCGCCAAGCTCAAGGGCTTGTTTGAACGTCAACCATAGCGGCGCGGTAAACCCGCTTTCTTGCGCGCGCGACCACAGCAAAATGACGTTGGCGCCCGAATAGGCGCGTTGCGTGAGCGCGTTGCGCGGCATGACGCCAAACCCTTTCGACGACCATGGTTGACGCCACGGGACAACACCAGTCTTGAGCCGCGCGACAATGCGGGCGGTGATTTCAGCGTGAAGATTTCTCATTTGAGCGGTTATCCTTTGCTTTGTGGGGATTAGTGCGAGCGCGCGCCGTTCGTGGCGATGCGCCAAAAGTTGCGCGCCTCTTTCCAAGTCAGGACCATCGGCCCTTTGCCAGCTGCGCAGACGCGCGCGTCATGCGAAGCAATGGCCTCGCGGAAGAAAAACCGGCGAATATTGCGTTGGCGGATTGTCATCTGTTGAGCTCCTCTTTCCTAGTCACATTGCCTAGTAACGAGGCTTGATATAGAGGGCAATGTGACTAGTGTCAATAAGGCAAGGTGACTATTTATGCGATTTGTGTGAAAATGTTTGCGCGAGGCCTTGCGCGCGCCTCGTCGAGTGCTAGACTTGACGGCTTATGTCATTGAACGCGCAACAAAAAGACGCGCTCACAGTGCAGCTGAGCGCGCTCCTCGAGCATGACGAGCCACGCGCCTTCCTGGCGACATTGCACCGTATGGCCGAACGGCAAGCCTTCACCGAAACACGCCGCGATCGTTACGACGATGCGTTCAACTGGCAAGCCATCGCCGACGCCCTAGCGCACGTCCGTCGCGAGCTCTTGCGCACACAGCAATCTAGCGAACGGTCTCAATCGGTCGTCTAACCTCACGCGCCAACGCTGGCGTTTTTCGCAGGCTTAACAATGCATGCGCTTAAGCAAAGCGAACGCAACGCCGCCACAACGCAAAGCCTTCGTCTCAACCAAACCAGCCACAACGCTGCAGTTCGCTTCACTCAACCAAACCAGTCAGCAAAGCGCAACGCAGGCGGAAGTCGGCAACGCATTTAACATCATCGCTCGTTTCAAGCATCGCAATGTGTGTGTGGTTAGTAGTCACGTTGCCGTGTTGATTGTATGCGTCACGTGATTATAGATCACGTGGTTTGTATTGCTAACACATTGATATCATTGATAATTGTGTGGTGACGTCATAGTCTGTGTGTGTGTGATGTGGACGACGGAAGCAAAGCGGATGGTCGACGCGAATTCCAGCCGAAAACGTTATGCCCCCCACTCCCCGCCCTCGACCGGAACCGGAACCGGGGGCCCCATCCACCTCGCCACGCGCTCCATATTCCACAAGTCAACCATGGGTTCGTATGGTGAAATATTGGGCTTGACGTGAGACTATGAGACGGTCTCAATGGTCTCAATTGTCTCACACGCAGCGGGTTGTGGGGCGGTGAGCGAGCTTTTGGAGGGATCGATGGGCAAGGGTAGGAATTTGGCGGCGGACGGGGTTAAGGCCAGGACCGACGAGTTAATCCACTATTTACGGACGGAGACGCAAGCGAGCGGGCCGTTGACGCAGGGTGCGGCGGCGCATGCGATCCAGGCTTACGAGACGGGGGCGTATTGGGCGGTGAAGGCGTTGCTCGAGGCGGACGCGATTGAGGGGGATGACGGGGGGGGCGAGCCGGCGAGCAAGGAGACGGACGCGTGACGGATTTCCGCGACAACACGAGGCGTCTCCGGAGCGGGCGCAAGCTTTGGTGAAGCGCGACATGGGGCGGGGATGACCCTGACCGAAAGCGAGTGCGATCGGCTCAACGAGGGCCGCAAGCAAGGGGTTCGCCCTTACCCGATCGTGCGCCATTGCTATCATTGCGCCCCCGTCAACCCGCCGGCCGACGAAAACGGCGTCGTGCATGCCGAGGACAATGTCAGCGACGCGGACGAGATTTATCTCAGCGACGATCACGACGTCGGCCTGACTTTCGCCTGCCATTGCCTCTGCGGCGACCTTGAGCACGAACGCTGCGAGTACGAGCGCGGCGGGGGACTGCTGCATTGAGCGCCGGCGACTGCATCCATAACTACGTCATCGGCAATTGTCCGATTTGTGGGATGCGCGAGGACGAGGTCAAGCTTGGCGCGACCGGCGAGTTGCGCGCGGCGCTCCAGGGGCTTGTCGACCGGCTCGACCAAATCCATGCCGACCCGGCCTATAAGAGCGTGTGGACGAGTTATCACGTTCATGGCGGGCGGTATGATGGCCCGACTTATGTCGAGGCTTTAGCCCGCGCTCGCGCCGCCTTGGCCGGCCTCGATGAGGTTCACGCATGAGCACCAACATCTCGCGCCAATACGGCCTGCACGAAATCCCCGGCACGGAAGCCGAGGCCCCGAACATGGCGCGGCAGGTGAGCGCCGGCTTCGAAGGCCAGATGCGCGACTATGTCGGGGCGATTTGGGTCAAATTGGGCGAGCTCGAGCGCCAGGTGGTGAGCCTCGAGGAATGGCGCGAGGAGATGAATTATCGCCTCTTCAACCCTTCGTCACGGCCGTTGCCGTTGCTGGCGGCCGCCGACGACGGCGGGGAGGGGAAACGGCGACGGTCCCCTTCGGGAGTACGCGCTCCTCCCCGTGCGTCCAAGCCTTGGCTGGCCGAGGGGGTCAGCAAAGCCACGTGGTACCGGCGCCATCCCAAGGCGGTCGCGCCGTGACGATGTTCGAACAGGCCGCCGACGAGGCCGAAGCGCTGGCCAAGCGATGCTTTCCGATCCTCGCCGGCCACGACCGGATGGTCCAGGGCGCGGCCCTGGCCGAGCTCGTCGCCCACCATATCGCCGGCCACGTCATCCTCGGCGACAGGGGAAAAACCGAGGCGCTCAGGGCCATGTTGCTCAAGGAGTACATCAAGGCCGTCGAAGGCCTTATTCCGATCCTCGACGAGGACGTCATTCAACCCGAAATCGCCCGGCGGGCGCAATGAGCGACGACACGCGCATCCCCCTCAACTGGTCGCCGTTTTGGGAAAGTCTGACCAAAGAGGAATGGCATGAGCTGTTCGAAACCAGCCGGCTGACCGGGGACGTGCTGGCGCGCTACTGGCGGATGTCCGAATGGCAGGGCGAAATGCCGAGCTCGATCCTGATTGAAGTCTACCGGCCCGACGTCGAGCGGCTGGCGCGCAGGCTCAAGAAGGAAAGAGCCAAGGCGGCCAGGGCGCGCGCATGAGCGTCGTTTCCCTGTTCGAGCCCGACGACGAGCAAATGATCCTGGCGCTCGAGCGCGAGGAGGGCAACGTCACCAAGGCCGCCGAACGGCTCGGCGTCGCCCCGGCGTGGCTCAGGCGCAAGATCAATTCGACCCCAACGCTCGAGGCGGCGATCGCCGAAATCATGGAGCAAGACGTCGATCGCGCGGTCGCCATCATGCGCTCGGGCCTCAAGGAGGAGAGCTATCTGGTCCGGTTCTACGCCGCCAAGGAGTTCTTGCGCACCGAAACCGCGCGCCGGCGCGGCTTTGGCATGCCCCAACACCCGCAAGTCGAAACCACCAGCGGCGGCCGCGCCGTGATCGTGCTCAAATGGCTCGACGACGACAAAGCAGAGCCAAAACAACTGGAAGGCCCGCTCGAGTAAAGGAGAAACGTGATGGTCGAGCCAACCGTATTGCATGCCAAACCAGAGCTAAGTCTTGAACGGCAGGACTATGAGGCCCGGCGCACCGAGGCGCGGCTCGAATTGATCCTCCGCTATTGGAACGCTTGGGCCGCCAATGCCCCCGTTTCCACCATTCGGATGCAGGGGAAGTTTCCCAAGCCGGCGCGCAAGCAATGAGCGCCAAGAAGCCGCTCGACGAGGTTTGGGCCGCCGCCTTTGCGCATCCTGGCGTGGCGTTCCCGGTCGGCCGCGCCGTCGTGTGCGATCTATGCTCGAAGGATTGGACGGATAGCCCGCTCACCGGCGGCTTTCTGTTCTTGAGCAAGGGCGTCTGCCCCGACTGTGCGCCCCGCTTCATGCAGGACATCGTCAAATATAAAGAGCAAGAGTACATTCACGCGACATGCCCGCCGGGTGAAAGCTTCGCCGACATGGTGCGTCGGATGCGCGGCCCCGACGCCTTCATTCGCGTCACGGTGTCGGTCGGCAAGCCATGAGCCACGCCACGCCCGGCTATTGGATGTACGAAACCAGCGGGGCCTTGCGCCCCGCGATCGTCCATTACCTCAAGGGGGGCGAGCTCACGCCGGCCGAGATTGCCGCCATCCGCGCCTATCTCAGGCAATGGATCATGGCCGACGGGTGGTATGCCGGCCCAGCGGTCGACGCCCTCAGGACCGCCATCGACGGCCTCAACTCGCGCCAGGCGATCCGTCGCTGGCTCGACATCGCCCTCGACGAGGATATCGATCCGCTATGAGCGACGCGATTTACGACATCATCATCGCCCAAGCCGAGGCGGCGAAGCGCGGCGCGCTCAGCATGTGGACGGTCTACAAGCGGCCGAAAGACTATGCGTGCGGCTATGTCGCCAGGCGGTTCGAAGTCGCCGGCGACGTCACGCCGACGGCGATGAGCCTCAAATGCCTCGAGCTCGAGCCGATCCGCCAGAAGCTCGCCCGCGCCGGCCTCACCCGCTTGGACCGCAATGAGGACGACGAGCCGCAAATCGTGGAAACCTGGCTATGACCTATCGCGTCCGCCAGCATATCCCGAACTACGTCACGGGCCTCGATCCCGAAGAGGTCGTGGTCGAGGAGGCCGACATCGCCAACCCCGACAAAGTCCCCTGGATGAAGGGCTTCCAGCATGAGGGCTTCGTCGAGTTCACCACCGAGCCATACATCCACGGCGAGGTCCTGATCTCGGCGCGCTACGATGACGGCAAGTCCTGGGTCTGCTCAATCGCGAGGCCGCAATGAGAGCGCCGCAATTCGGTCCCGGCAAGGTCAGGCCGCCGCGCGTTCCCGAAAAACGGGACATATTCGGGAAAGATGTCCCGCCCGGTCCCAACCCCGAGGCCGAGCGCGGCCTTCGCGTCAAGCCGTTCGCCAACATCTTCGCTTTGGTCGAAGGCCTCGGCGTGGTTTCGCTACATCAAACCGAACGGCAAGCAAAAACGGCGCGCGAGGGAGAAATCGCGCGCCGTTTAAGCTTCAACAAGCTCTCAAGCGATCGCCGCGCGCCGGCGGAAGCCGATGAGGCCGAGGACCCCGAAGCCCAAAGCGAGCATCGTCCAGGTTGACGGCTCGGGCGTCGAGACCGCCGTGATCGTGCCGTCGATCGCAATATGGATCGGCGACGACCCGCTCACGCCCTCGACCAGGGCGAAGTAGTTGCCGGCGCCGAGCGCGTCGGGCGCGACCGTCGCTTCCTGGCCGCCGATCACGTTGAGGATCGACGAGCTTTCGATCAGCGAGCCGGTCGGCTGGAACGGCGAAACGCCAACATTGCCGGTCCAGTCGTTGAGCGACAGCACGCCGCCGACAATCTTCTGGTTGCCGATCGCGCTATCCGACACCGACACGGTGACCGTTTCCGTCACCGGCAACGTAAACTCGAAAAACTCCTGAAACCCGATCCCCGAGCCGGGCGTGTCCTGCGCCGGAAGCGCCAGGCTCTCGTTGAGAACCGAACCGATATTGTCGACGGTGATTTGCGTCGCCGCGTAGGCAGGCGCGGCCAATGCGACGACGGCCGCAGCCAAGGCGAAAGTCAGCTTGTGCATAATAATTCCCCAAGTTCACGAAGGCTTGATTTACGCACGTTCGAATGACGCCGGCAAGATGCAGGAAGGGCCGCTTGCGCGGCCCTCCACAGTTGCACCAGAAGAAACCTACGTCAAGCTTATGACGGCGTCCCCGCGCCGGCCGGATAGGCGGTTTGCTTCCAGCCTTGGCCGGGCCTGTAGACGGCGACGACGACGTCGTCGGCATAGGCCGCCGGCGGGTCAGGCGGCGGCGGCATGACCTCGGGGTCAACCGGCACGCCAGGCGCGCCGCCCGGCGGCAAGCCCTGGCCGGGCCCCTCGCTCGGATAGCCATAGCCAGGATCGACCGGACGGCCGCCGCCCGGCGCGATCGGATAGCCATAGCCAGGATCGATCGGCCGGCCCGGCCGCACCGGGCCTTGGCTCGGATAGTCAGGACGGCCGGGCCGGCCAGGCAAACCCTGATCGGGATAATTGCCGCCGCCGGGCAAACCCTGATCGGGATAATAGCCGCCGCCCGGCGGCTGCGGGTGCGGCAAGCCCTGGTCGGGCGCGCCGCCCGACAACGGGGTAATCAAAGCCAAAAACGGTTGCGTCATTGCTTTCCTCCTTGAGCCTGTCCACGGGAAGGCCAATTGAGCCTCGCATGGCGACACGACGCCGACAAGACGCGGTCACAATTGATCTTTGAATAGTTTGAGGCTCTAATCCGCCTGCCTTCATGTGGCGCGCGAAGGGCGTTCTCGGCGCGTTCCTGATTTGGTCCGTGGTCACCGCCGAATGTGAGGGCGGAAGTCAATGCTCGAGCGCATCTTCTCCACATTCAAAGAGGGCGGCGCCGGCGACGCCTACGACCCGGCCGACCCCGACAGCTACGAGACCTATATCCAGGCCCTCATTCGCGACAGCCGCGACTATGAAGGAAGTATACTAGCCGCAAAGCGCAACGAGGCGCAGCTGTATTACTACGGATATTTGCCGTCGTTAAACCCCGACGGCACGCCCTATTCCGACACCATGATTATCCAAGACCCGAACGCCACTTACGAGCAAATCCTCGGCGGCGACAAAGACACCCCGAACAAGTCCGCCTACGTCTCGACCGACGTTCGCGACGCCGTGATGCTCATGCTGCCGTCGCTCATCCGCCTGTTCGCGGCCAGCGAAAACGTCGTTTCGCTCATTCCCCGCACCCAAGCCGACGTCGACAACGCCCAACAGCAAACCAATTACATCAATTACGTTTTTTGGCAGGATAATGCGGGTTTTTTGATCCTCTATGGCGCCTTCAAAGACGCCATGACGGTGCGCACCGGCTACGTCAAATGGTGGACCGACGACCGCAAGGAAAAGCGGCGCAAGACCTTCATCAACTTGGGCCCGCAACAGCTTTCGCTCATCGCTCAAGGCGACCCGAGCGCCAAGCTGATCGAGCACGAGGACCCCGACCCGCAAACCGGCCTCTTCCCCCGCGTCGTGCTCGAGTTCGAAGTCGACAAGCCGATCATCAAGGTCGCCGGCGTGCCGCCCGAGGAAATGCGCCTCGACCGCTTTGCGCGCTCGTTTCAAACCTCGCGCATCGTCGGCCATGAGCGCGTGGTGCCGATCGATGAGCTCGTCGCCATGGGCTACGACCGCGAGCAATGCCTCGATTATCTGCAGGGCCCGGCGATCAACGAATTCACCATGGAGGCGACGCTGCGCAACCCCGGCCGCTACGCCGGGACCCGGCTCGGCGACGGCGTCAACTACGGCGAGTGGTACATCAAGGTCGACGGCGATCGCGATGGCTTCCCCGAGCTCCGCTACATCTGCACCATGGGCGACGACTACAAGATCGTCCACGACGAGCCGGCCAACCGGGTCAAATTCGCCGTGTTCGGCGTCGACCCGATCAGCCATACGATCGTCGGCGACAGCATCACCGATTACACCAAAGACATTCAGAAAATTAAAACCAATATGACCCGCGCCGTGCTCGACAGCGCGGCCGAAAGCATCAACCCGAAAACCGTCGTCAACGAACTCAACACCGACCTCGACGACGTGCTCAACGATGACGTCGGCGCCGTGATCCGCACGCGCGGCGACGTCCACAACGCCGTCGCCTTCAACAACGTGCCCTTCCTCGGCCAGCAAATGCTGCCGCTGTTCGAGCTCATGAACGACATTTTCCAGCGCCGCACCGGCTTGTCGGACGCCGCCAAGGGCCTCGACGCCAAGGCGCTGCAGAGCTCGAGCCAGATCGGCGTCGAGGCGATCATCAACGGCGCCCAGGAGCGGACCGAGCTCGTCGCCCGCGTGCTCGCCGAAACCGGCTTTAAGGATTTGTTCACCGGCCTCTACAACGAGGTTTGCGAGGCCCCCAACCAACGTCGCTCGCTCCGCATCAATGGCAAGTGGAGCGACGTCGACACCGGCACCTTCGACGCCTCGATGGGGGTCGAAGTCAACTCGACCTTGGGCAAGGGGTCGGACACCGTACGCATGATGACGCTGCAGAACATCAAGAACGACCAGATGACCATTTTCACGCAATTCGGACCGAACAATCCGGTCGTCGGCATCCCCGAAATGCTCAACACCATTTCCGACATGCTCGACATCGCCAACATCAAAAACGTCGGCCGCTACTTCAAGACCCCGACCCCGCAACAATTGCAGGCGATCGCCACCGCGCCCAAGGAGCCGGACGCGATGACGCTGGCCGCGCAAGCCCAATTCCAGAAGGTCAAGGCCGACACCGCGACCGCCGTCGGCCAACAGAATTTGGCCCAGGCGAAGCAACAGGCCGACGACGATTTCCGCAAGCAACAGCTGGCCGAGAAAACCGCCAACGACCAGGCCAAGATCGAGCTCGAGCGGCAGAAACTCCACGCCGGCCACGTCGAGAACCTCGGCAGGATGGCGGCCGATATGTTCGGCTCGACGATGGACGCCGACGCGCAGCATCACCAGGCGATGCAAGACGCGGCGGTCGGCCATCACCAGGCCTTGGTCGACGCTGCGGTCGGTCACCACCAGGCCAACGCCGACGTCCAGGCGGCGCAAATCCAGGCCGACGCGCAGCCGGCCGATGATGGCGGCGGCCAATGATGTCGGTGTGCAACTGCACCGGGGCTTGCCGTGTGCCGCCCTATCGCTGCCCCAATGCGCCGCAGCAGTATTCAATGCCGCAATGGCCGGTTGTGCAGCCAATGGGATGCATCTGCCCGCCAACGTCCGAGCAGACGTGCGAGGCGCTGGCTTGTCCGCGCAGAAACCCCTTCAAGCACGCGCAAGGGCAGCGTAGCGTGACGCATCCCATATGACCGACCCCGCCGCGCTCCTCGAGCGCGAAATCGAAGTCGCCTACCGGCCGCGCTCGTTTTTCAAGCCATTACACAACAGCGATAAGCGTTGGATTTTCGAGTGCTGCCACCGCCGCGCCGGCAAGACGGTGGCGATCGCCAACCACCTCATCCGCGCGGCTTCTAAAAACCCCCGAAAATGGCCGCCTCCGCGCTATGGCTATGTCGGCCCTTCTTTCGACCAAGCCAAAGATTTGGTGTGGGGCTACCTCAAACAATACACCGAAGCCATACCGGGCGTCGTCCATCTCGAGGGCGAGCTCAAGACCATCCTGCCGAGCGGCGCCTCGATCAAACTCTATGGCGGCGCCGGTGCTTACCAGCGCATGCGCGGCATGTATTTCGACGGCATCGCGCTCGACGAATATCCCCTCCTCGAGCCGACCGTGTTCGGAACCGTGGTGCGGCCCTGCCTGGCCGACTATCACGGCTGGGCGATCGTGTCCGGCACGTCGAACGGCGACGACCATTTCAATCAGCTGCGCCTCAGAGCCGAGCTCGATCCGCGTTGGGACGTCCTCATCATTCCGCTCTCGTCGACCGGCGAGGAGGCGCTCTCCAAGGCCGAGACCGACGAGCTCGTGCAAGACATGACGCCCGAGGAATATGCGCGGGAAATGGAGTGCTCCTTCGATGCGCCGGTCGAAGGCGCGTATTACGCCGAAATCCTCAACAAACTCGCCAGCATGGGCCGGATTACCAAGGTTTCTCCCGACCTTTCGCAGCCCGTTATTACCGCGTGGGATCTTGGCATTCACGACTATACCTGCATCTGGCTCTATCAAGTGGCCGGCCGCGAAGTCCACTTCATCGATTACATTCAGGACAACAACAAAGACTTGGGCCATTATACCGATTTGCTGCGGTTGAAGGCCAAGGCCGGCGGCTTCGTCTACAAGGCCCATTGCCTGCCGCACGACGTCGAGGCGCGCGAGCTCCAAACCGGTCAAAGCCGGCGCGCCTTCCTCGAAAACGAGCTCGACGAGGCGATCATCACCGCCCCAATGTCGAGCCCCGAGGACGGGATCGCCGCCTCGAGGGGCCTCCTCGGCCTGTCATGGTTCGACGCCACGAATTGCAAGAAGGGCCTGGCGATGCTGCGCGGCTACCGGAAGTCGAGAATGGGCAAGCCCGTGCACGGCCCCGAGCCCTACAGCCACGGCGCCGACGCCTATCGGACCTTCGCTTGCTCGTTTCACATGGTCGGCGGCTACCGCTCGCGCCGGCTCGGGCAGGGCGCGCTGCGGCGCAAAATTCGGGGCCTGGTGTGACCCGCACGACCAAGCCGCGCGAGCAACGCACCTTGGAAGAGAAGCGCGCGCTCAGCGAGGGGGCCAAGGCGATCCTGGACGATCCGGCGTTCCTGCACGCCCGCGAAGAGGCCGAGGATCGGCTCATCAAGGCGCTCATCTCGTCCAATGACAACGAGGAAAAGCTCGACCTAGTTGCGCGGTTAAAGTGTTTGATGCAGATTGCCGCAGAAATTGCTGTACTCATGAACGATTACAGGATGGCTGCGGACCGTGCCCGAGGGGCTAGATCAAGCTAGTTCCGCTTTTCAAGCGGCCATAAGCCCGCAGGCGACGCAGCCTCGGGACACCGGCGGCCGTTTCCAGGCCACCGCCGCCAAGCCCGAACCGATGTTCGAACCGAGACCCGTAGAGGGCGACGAGCTCACCGGCGATACGCGCGACGGTGGCGAGGATGCGCGGCTCGCCGCGCGCGAGAGGAGAATTGCCGATGGTCGGGCTGACGAGAGGGACGAGCGGGACGAAGGGCCCGAGCGGCGGCGCGCTGGCGAAACGGCCGCCGAAACTCAAGGGGAGAGTGGCGAACGACGTGTTCAGCGGCGGGGCGAGGAGCGCGGTGATGCCGGCGCCGACGACGGACACGAGCCCGACGAAGGGGAGAAGCCCGAAGGCGAAGGGGAAGATGACGCCGCCGAGCCGGGGCCAACGTATGAAGTAACGGTCGACGGGGCGACCGAAATCGTCCCGCTCGAGGAGGCGCTGAAAGGCTACATCCGCGAAGCCACATTCCAAAAGCGGATGAACCAAGTCGATCTGGCCCGCCAGGCGATCGAGCACGAGGCCGGAAACGTCGGCCAGGCGCGCGACGCCTACGGCCAAAAGCTGCAATATCTCGACCGGTTGATCGCTGAAATGACGCCGCCCGAGCCCGATTGGGACAAGGAATTCGCGGCCGATCCGCACGCCGCGCACGTCAAACAGAAAACTTACGCGGAAATCTACCAAAAGCGCCATTGGATCGACAGCGAGCTTCACCGCGCCGCGCACGAAACGCAGGCGGAATACGACAGGAGGTCAAAAGACTACGCGGTCAAGGAATTCACCCAATTCGTCGCGGACGCGAAAATCCCCGACGAAAAAGCGCTCACCGAAACCCTCACCCTCATGCGCGCCTATGGCCGCAAGGAAGGGTTCTCCGAGCGTGAGCTCGCCGAAACCTACGACCGGCGCATGTTGCGCGTGTTGAGGAAGGCGGCGCTCTACGACCAGGGACAGGCGCAGACGCCAAAGCCTGTCCAGCCTGGAAAAGGCAGGACGTTGATACCCGGAGTTGCTACCCCCGCGACGAGCGGGAATGGAACACGCCGACACATCGACGAAGCCCAAAGCAAATTGGCAAAATCGGGTCGCATCGACGACGCGGCCCAAGTCATGGCTAGGCTTATTCGATGAGGTTCCATCATGCCCAAGGTAACGAACGCCTTTACGACTTACCAAGCGGTCGGCAATAGAGAAGATTTATCCAACGCCATCTATAACATTGACCCGTTCGACACGCCGGTTATGTCGGCTATTCGTCGGCGCAATGTAAAGAACAGGATTTTCGACTGGCAAACTGAGAACCTGCCGATCGTCAACCCGAACAATGCCCAATTCGAAGGCTTTGTGCTCGCCAACGGGCCGTCGCAGCCGACCATTCGCCAGAACAACGTCACGCAAATCAGCGAGCGCGACGCGACCGTTTCGGGCACGCAGGAAGAGAGCGACGCCGCCGGCAAGGGCTCGGAAATGGCGCACCAGATGGCGCTCGCCTCCAAGGTGCTCAAGTCGGACATGGAAACGATCTTGTGCGGTCGCCAGCAACGCAACGATGGCAATGACACGGGGCCCACAGCGAGAACTACGGAAGCCTTTAGTCATTGGCTTGCGAGAGCAAAGGACAAGACCGGCGCGGTCAACGCGGCGATCGCGCCCGGCACGGTCACCGCCGGCGTTCCGGTCCTGGCGACCGATCCGTTCGCCGCCGTCGCCGCCGGCTCGCAAGTGTCGATTACCGAGGCGATGCTCGGCGATGCGATGCAACAGGCCTACACCAATGGCGCGAGCCCCTCTCTGTGGATCGTTCCGCCAGGCCCGAAACGCACAATCTCGACCTTCGTTGGCCGGTCGACCACCCAAGTCTTGGTCGGCAAGACCGAAGTGGTGAGCACGATCGATGTCATCGCGACCGACTTCGGCCGGATCAAGGTCGCGCCGTCGCGGTGGGTCCCGGTCGACGTCGCGCTGCTGATCGATCCTGACTATGCGGCGGTCGCGTTCTTCCGCGCCTTCCGCCAGTATTTGATGGCGCGCACCGGCGACGCCGAAACCCGCATGATCGTGGTCGAGTGGGGCCTCGAGATGAGGAACAGCGTGGCCCACATGCTCTTCAACGGCATCAAGAAATAAAAAAAGGGGCGGCGCGAGCCGCCCCCAACCCTTCGCTCTTCCCGCTCAAAGGAGAACCGAAGGGATCATAAGCGATGCAGCGCGCCTTTGTCTATTCGGATGCAAACGGCGTGCGGCGGACCCTGATCGCCGACGACGAGCGCCCGGATCAATTCACCGTCAAAACCGAGCAAGACCTCGAGCCGGTCCTCGACGGCATCGCTCGCGATCGCGAGCTCATGGCCAACAATGGCGACAACGTCGTGCTCGGCCGCGTGCCGGTGGGCGTCTACGAGCGCGCCGTTCATGAGCAATGGGACGAAAGCGATTGGCGGAAATGGTGGAACGGCGAAGGCCGCGCCTTTCGCATCTGGAAGCCATGGGCGAACGTATGAGCACGACCCTGACCGACGAGGACTTTGCCCGCGCGGCCAAAGAGCTCGGCGTCGAAGTCGCCGCCATTCGCGCCGTCGCCGAAGTCGAGGCCGCCGGCGCCGGCTTCCTGCCCGACGGCCGGCCGGCGATCCTCTATGAGGCCCACATTTTCCACAAAGAGACCGGCGGCAAGCACGTCAGCGCCAAGGACCGGCGCGGCGTCGCGTTGAGCTCGCCGACATGGAACCAAAAGCTCTATGGCGCGACCGGCGCGGCGCAGCACGCCCGCTATGAGGATGCTCGAGCGCTCGACCCCGACGCAGCCAATAAGGCGTGTTCGTGGGGCACGTTTCAAATCCTCGGCCAGAACCACAAGGCTTGCGGCTTCGACACGTCACAAGCCTTTGTCGACGCCATGTGGACCGGCGGCGAGGCGGCGCATCTCGACGCCTTCGTCGCCTTCGTCAAGGCCAACAAGCTCGACGGCGCCCTGCGCAACAAGAATTGGGCGACCTTCGCGCGCGGCTACAACGGCCCAAGCTACGCGGTCAACAAGTACGACACGAAGATGGCATCGGCTTACGCGCGATGGAAAGCGAAAGGCTGATCCCGATGGAAGCGATCTTCGCCGAAATCCAAACGCTGGTCACGACCTGCGCCGCTGCGGCGGTCACCGCGCTTTGCGTCTACGCGATGAATTGGCTGCGTACCTATCTCGGCATCAAAGAGAGCGACAGCAACGAAGAGGCGATCCGGCGCGCGGCGCTCACCGAAGCGGGCAAGCTCGTGCAAACCGGCGCGATCGCCGACCCTGACAAGCTCGCCGAGGCGGTCCGCAAAGTGGTCGCTGACCTCAAGCCGCAAGTGAAGGCCGAGGGCTACGACACGGGCGACATCAAAGACATGATTATCGGCGCGGCCGCGACCGTCTTTCCGCCGGCGGCCCTGCTCAAGCTCTTCATCAAATGAACGCCATGGCCGCCAACGACCTCGTCATCCCGCCGCCGAGCCCGAAGCTCCTCGACTATCCGGCCTCGGTCGGGCTCATGATCGCGGTGGTTTTGGTGACGATCTTGTTGGTTGTCACGAACCGCTTTGATCCGACCGGCGGCACGCTCACCATTTCGCTCCTCGTCGTGCTCGGCTTTCTCGGCCTGGTCACCTTCTGCGCCTTGTTCACCGTCCCAACCGACGAAATCACGTCGGGCGCGATCGGCGGCTTGGTCGCCGCGTTCGGCGCGGTCGTCGCCTACTGGCTCAGCCGCAACAGAAAGGACGGTCCCTCATGAGCCCGCTCGGCCTTATCCTTCTCATCATCCTCATCATCGTGCTGCTTGGCGGGGTCGGTCCGCATTTCTATCAAGGCGCGCCGTGGGGGCCCGGCTACGGCTTCGGCAATGGCGGCATCGGGGTCGTCGGGGTCATCCTCATCATCGTCGTCGTGCTCTTGGTGATGAGGGTGATTTGACCGACTTCTCGGACCTCAAAACCTCGATTGCCGAGTGGGCCAACCGCCAGGATTGGACCGACGCGCTGGTCACGTCTTTCGTGCGCATGGCCGAGCAAAAATTTAACGCCGAGCTTCGCGTTAATCGGATGATCCTGTTCTCGGAAAACATTGTCACGCAGCGCTGCTCGACCGTGCCCGACGATTGGCTGGCGATGGACTTCGTCAAGGTTGAAAACCCCAACGGCGCCGACGGCTTTCTGCCCATTCGCTACCTGGCGCGCGACGAGTTTTTCAACCTCCCCGACAAGTGGGCCAACCCATATTACACGATCGAGGGTCGCACGATCTTTTTCGGCGGCTATCCCGACGACACCGAGGGCATTCAATATCGGATCGCCTATTACGGCGAAGTGCCGGTTCTTTCCGACACGCAGCAAAGCTGGCTCTACACCAAATATCCGAGCCTCTATCTGCACGCCTCGCTCATGCACGCCAACTTGCACGCGGTCGGCGAAGAGCAATCGGCCGGCAACATGAAACAGCTGACCGAGGATGAAATTCAGAAGCTCAACGCGCTCGACTTGCGCGCCAAAGCGAGCGGTTCACGCGTCACCCGAACGCGCAGCCGGAGCTTCGGATGAGCGACGTGTGGGTCCCGGCCCCGCCGCAACCGCCGAGCCCCGAGCCGCCGGCCGGCCTGCCGACGCCCAACTCGTGGTCGACCGTCACGCCCTGCGCGGCCGCCGATAGTCCCTCGATCGCCGACGGCGTCATCATCACCGGCCGGCCGGCCGTGGTCGCCGCCATGCCGTGGCAAATCACGGTCAACGATGGCTTAAACCCGCCGAATTTCACCATCGATCATTACGACGCCAGCGGCGTGCTGATCGAGCACCCGATCGCCATCGCCGGGACGAGCGGCAACGTCACGCTGACGCACGATCCGACGCAGCCGTTGGGGGTGGCGACCAAGCAATACGTCGACAACACCGGCTTGCGCGAAGCGCCGATGGACAACACGACCTATGGCCGCGACAACGGCGCTTGGGTCCCGCTGCCAGGCAACTACATGCCGGAAGCGCCGAACACCAGCCAGCGTTACGGGCGTTTTAACAGCACTTGGCAGTTAGACGCGATCCAGGCCGACGCGCCGTCGGACGGCGCGGCCTATGCGCGCCAAGGCGGCGCTTGGACGGCGGCGGTCACTGGCGGCCCTTACCTCCCGCTGAGCGGCGGCACGGTTACGGGAAGCCTGACGGTCAACCAAGTTCTGACCGTGCAGGGTTCGAACAGCATGGTCCTGAACGCCGCGAGCGGCAATCAACGCGCCATCCTCGGCCAGACGTCGGGGATCACGCGCTGGCAGCTGCAGCTTGGCGACGGAACAACGGATGGTTTGAACAACGTCGGGTCGAACTTCAGTCTGACAGCCTACAGCACCACAGGCACATTTCTCGGCAACTGGCTGACCGTCGCGCGCGCCGACGGCTCGACCGTGCTCAATGGTCCGGTGAACATGAACGCGGGCGCGGCGGTCAACGGCGCGTTCGCGCTGCAGGGGCCCGGCGCGTTCATTCTTCCCGGCGGAACACCGGGGCAGGTGTTGTCGACCAATGGTGCGGGCGTGCTGTCGTGGGCGACCCGCCTCGCCGACGCGCCGAGCGACGGGCAATTCTACACCCGGCAAAACGCCGCTTGGGCGGTTGCTCCCGGCGGCATGACCGACGCCCCTAACGACGGCACCGCTTACGCCCGCAAGAGCGTCGGTTGGGCGCATCTGACGCACACCGACATCACCGATTGGACGGCGACGCTGGCCCCTTACGCGCTGACCGCCAGCGTCCCGGTCGCCTCTTCGACCTTGCCGCTGGCGGATGGCGTGGCGGCGGTCGGGACCGCGGCGACTTATGCTCGCGCCGACCATGTCCATCCGTCCGATGCTTATCCGCACGACAACCGCGTCGTGAACGGCGACATGCGGATCGACCAGAGATGGAACGGCGGTGCGGGATCAGCGGTTGGCTACACGGTTGATCGGTGGGCCTATAATTCTAACCAGGCGGGCAAGATTGGCTGGCAACGCAATGCTGGCGGGCCGGTTGGATTTCCATATTCGTTATTGGCTTCGTCGGCGTCTGCTTATGCGTCGCTGGCTGGCGACTATTTCATGTTCTACCAGCCCGTTGAAGCCGATGCGGTTAGCGACTTCGTGTGGGGAACGAGCGGAGCGCAGCCGGTTACGCTGTCGTTTTGGGTGTTTTCCAGCCTGACTGGCACATTTAGCGGCTCGATCCGCAATGGCGCTACCACGCGCTCATATCCATTTACGTACGTCATTCCGACTGCGAGCGTTTGGACAAGGATCGCCATTGCGATCCCCGGCGACACTGCCGGAACATGGGTGATGAGCGGCAACGGCGCGGGGCTGATCATCGCCTTCGATCTCGGTTCCGGCTCGACCTTTCGCGCTCCAGCCAACGCATGGGCGGCGGGCAATTTCGTTGGCGTGACCGGCGCAGTTAGCGTCGTCGCCACCAACGGCGCGACCTTCTACGTGACCGGCGTCAAGCTGGAGATCGGCAGCGTAGCAACGCCGTTCAACCGGCAGTCGCTGGCCAAGAGCATGGCCGATTGTCAGCGGTATTATCAATCCATCCCAGGAGTACTTGTGTTTAACAGCTATGCGGCAGCAGGCTCTAATTTAGTGCAGCCGTTTACGTTTCAGACAATGCGCGCCACTCCGACTGGAAATGTAACAGGCGCGACAGGGATTGTTAATTGCACTGCGCAGGCTATCTCACCTTATGGTCCAAGCCTGTTCTATTTGACCCATGCAAATACTGCGACTGGCTATTCACAGTGGGTTACGAACGTCAGCTTGAGCGCGGAGCTTTGACCATGACCTACACGCAAGTTTGGGACCACATACAAAACCAAGTCAGCGACCAGATGATCGTTCGCGACGAGGATCAAGCGCACATCCCCTTCGACCCCGACAACACCGACTATCAAGACTATCTGGCGTGGCTTGACGAGGGCAACGAGCCGACGCCCTACACCCCGCCCGCGCCATCGACCGAAGGCGCAATCGCTGACAGCGCGCAATCGCTTGAACTCGCCAACGCGCAATCGCTTGCGGCGCAGGGCCGCACCGACGAGGCGCTCGGCGCCGTCATCAACATCCTGGAGGCCCAAACGACATGACCGCGACCATCATCTCCAACACCCCGCCGTTCGGCTTAATGACCAACAAGACCGTCGCCGCATTGCACAGCGCCAACGAAGCGATTGAGCGGCTGGCCGAAGCGGTAGCCACGGCGGCGAGCGGCTATGAAGGCACGCCCGGCACCGAGTACGAGGGCGCGAACACCAATTTCGGCGTCGTCGCGGGCGCTACGCCGGGCGAGAAGGGCTCCGACTATGCCTACGCCATCGGCCAATTGTCGAACGCCTGGGCGACCTTCTGGACCGCCGCGCTGCCGTCGATCCAGCAAATCGACAACGGCGTGACGTTGCCCTGAAAGGGCTTGAACGATGGCTGACACTCTGACGCCAAATTACGGTTGGGTTAAGCCGGAAGTCGGCGCGAGCTCGGCCACGTGGGGCGCGAAGCAAAACGGCGTGTTCGATCAAATCGACGCGCAAGTGTTCGCCAACCAGCAAGCCGGCGTTGCGATCGGCTCGGGCGCTCTGTGGTTCACCGCGACGCCGCCGGTCAACTGGCTCATTTGCGATGGCTCGTCGCTCGACACCACGACTTACGCCAAGCTGTTCGCCGTCCTCGGCTATACGCAGGGGGGCTCGGGCGCGAACTTCAATCTGCCGAACCCCCTCGGCAAAACGCCGATTGGCGCCAACGCGACCTATGCCCTCGGGGCGACCGGCGGCGAGGCGACGCACCTCCTCACCACCACCGAAATGCCGGTCCATACCCACCCGATTAGCGATCCGGGGCACAACCACGGCGATCCCGGCCACACGCACGGGATTAACCAGACGTTCCATACCCACCCGATGGCGGTCCCCGACTTATTCTTGGCCGGCCAGAGTGGCGTGGCTTCGGGCGTCGGGTGGGGATGGGGAACCCTCGACAGCGGCGGGGCCGCCGCCAACATCACGATTAATGGCGCCGGGACCGGCATCCAGGGCGCCTACACCGGCATCACCGGCCCTCAGAATGCCGGCGGCGGCGCGGCGCACAACAATATGCCGCCCTACCTCGCGATCAATTTCATCATCCGGTATCAATGAGCTCGCAATTTCAGCCCTTGGAAATTCCGCCGGGCGTGGTCGCCAAGGCGACCAAAAAGATGCGCTCGAGCAATTGGGCGGAAATCAATTGCATGCGGTGGGTCGAGGGCCAAATGGGCCCGATCGGCGGCCAGGCGCAATACAATTACGCCTTCGCCTCGCGCTGCAAACGCATTCATTCGTGGTATGGCCTCGATCAAGTGCTCCACATCGCTTATTTGTGCGAGGGCCATCTTTACGTCGACACCGGCGGCACGCTCACCGACATTTCGCCAACCCCGCCGATTGTCATGCCCGCCCCGCCGGCGACCGGCGGCTTTGGCGACGGCGATTTTAGCGCCGATGACTTCGGCACGCCGCGCATCATCTCGACCATCCAGGCGCTCGACAAAACCCCTGACGCTTTCAGCCTCGCGAATTTCGGCGCCATCCTCTACGCGATGACCTCGCCCGACGGGCGCTTGCTCATGTGGGACCCCGCCGTCGGCGGCCCGGCGATTGTGCAGCCGGCGGCCTCGGGGCGCGGGCCGGTTCCCGAAGGCCGCCTGTTCGTCGTCACGCAAGAGCGCTTCCTCATGATCTTCGGCTCGGCGGCGGACGGCACGGCCGGCGGCGGTTCGTTCCGGCGCTTCGCCTGGTGCGATCAAGAGAACCCCGGCGCGTGGGACTATGCCAACGTCACGTCGCAAGCCGGCTTTCTCGATATCGAGCCGGCGAGCCCGATCATCGCCGCGCTGGCGACCCCCTCGGGCGTGCTCTTCTGGACGGGGAAAAAGGCCTATGTCAGCCAATTCCTCGGCGCGCCCTACATCTACAATTACGTCGAGCGCGCCGAGGCGTGCACGCCCTGGTCGCCGCAATCGGCCGTCAACACGGGCGGCCTGGCGCTGTGGTTTTCGCAGCAAGGCGTGTTCTCATTCGACGGCACGTCGATCATGCCGGTTGCTTGCAACGTGCGGCCGTGGATTGATGACGATGTCGATCTTCTCAACGTGCGCTATCAGGCTTGCGCGGTGCACGTCGCCAATTTCAGCGAGTTTTGGTGGTTTTTCCCGCAAAACGGTCAGCCCGGAAACACTCGCGCTGTAATCTACTGTTACAAAGAGGGATGGTGGGGCCAGGCGCGCTTGCCGCGATCGGCCGGGATCACGTCGAGCTATGCGTCGCACACCATCATGGCCGACGGCCTGGTCGCCTACGAGCACGAGGCGGGCAACGTCTACCCCGCCGGCGTCGACTTGCCATGGGCCGAGACGTTCGACTTGAACCTCAATTCCGGCGCGAAGCTCACGACGGTCAAGCAGCTTTTGCCCGACGTCGAGGGCGATATAACAAATTTGTTATATTCGTTGTTCTACCGCAACTCGCGCTCGACCGGCCTGGTCGAGCTCCAAACCACGCCCAAGCCGGTTCGCCCTGACGGTTACGTCGACTTGCGCACGACCGGCCGCGACATCCGTCTCCGCATCGCGCTTGCCGGTCCGCAAGTCCTGCCGGTCACCGTTGGCCAGCATCTTGTCGACAGCGTCGCTCGAGGAGATCGCTAATGGCGACGCCGACGCCGCGCACCCTTCAGCCGCCGCCCGATCTTCCGAGCATGCCCGACGTTTCGGACAAGCTATCTGGCTATCTGCGCAATTTTTCGCTGTGGTGCCGGCACGGCTTCGCCGACAAGATCAGCGGCTCGACGGCGCAGCCTGGCTTGATGCTCTCGGCCTATGACGCGCCCGCCGGCACAATCCCGCCCGTGTTCATTATCCGCGTCAACAGCGCCGGCGTGGTCAGCGCGACGCCGATCGGCCTCGGCGGCGGCAAGCCATGAACGCGCCCGTCCCCAACGCGGACATCTATCGCGCCAAGCTGGCCAAAGCGCTCGCCCGCGCCGGCGATCTTTACTCGCTCGCCGACCTCCTCGAGCGCATCGCCGACGGTCGCATGCAAGCTCATGTTTCACGTGAAACAATCGCCGTAACTGAAATCAGCGTCTACCCTAAAAGACGCGTCCTCACTATCATCCTCCTCGTTGGCGACTTGGAGGACGGCGAGAGCTTGCACGCGCAAGTTCTCGATTTCGCGCGCAAAATGGAGTGCGACGCGATCGTCACTCAAGGACGGGTCGGGTGGGCGCGCCTGGCGAAATCCCATGGCTGGAAAACCGTGTCGACAAACATGGTGTTCCGCAAAGAGGTTTCCCCATGAGCACCGGCGGAACAACTCAATCCACGCAACAGCAACAAACGACGCAGCTGCCGCCGTGGATCAACGACGCGGCGCAACAGAACTACGCCTTTGCGCAAAACGTCGCCAACCAGCCGTTGCAGCAATATCAGGGGCAAATGGTCGCCGATCCTGGCGCTCAAATGCAGCAAGCTTGGAACACGGCGGCCGCCGGCGGCAACGCCGGCCAGGATCAATATAACGCCGCGCAGGCGGGCTATCTCGGGGTCATGGGGCAGACGCCGCAACAGGTAACGCCGGGCTCGTTGGCGAGCACCAACCTCGCCCCGTACATGAACCCGTACACGTCGAGCGTCATCAACGCGACGCTCCCCGTGATGCAGCAAAATCTCGCGCTCTCGCAAAACCAAAATCAAAACCAGGCCGCTTCCGCCAACGCCTTCGGCGGCTCGCGCCAGGGCGTTCAACAGGGCGTCACGCAAGCCCAAGGCGCGCAGGGCATGGCGCAGATGGCGGCGCAGCTGAACCAGGCCAATTTCGGCCAGGCGCAGACCGCCGCGCAAAGCGACATCGCGACCAATCTCCAAGGGCAACTCGCCAACCAATCGGCGCAGCAAAACCAGGCCGGCCTCAATCTGCAGGCCTCGGGCGGCTTGAGCACGCTCGGCAACGCCGCGCAGGCGAACCAAATCAAGAATTTCGGCGAGCAAGTGACCGCCGGATCGCTCGAGCAACAGCAAGCGCAAAACCAGATCAACGCGCAAATGGCCAAGTTCCAAAACGCTTGGGCCTACCCCGGCCAGCAATTGGGCGTTCTACAGTCGGCGCTCGGAATGACGCCCTACGGGCAGTCGACAACCAGCACGGGGCAGACGCAGACGCAGACCTCGCCCGATCTCGCGATGAGCGCGCTCGGCGGCCTGCAGACGCTTGGCTCGCTGTTCTCCGCGCCGGCCGGCGGCATGAGCGCGGCGAGCGGCCTCATGGGCATGTTCTCCGATCGCAGCATGAAAACCGACATCACCAAGGTCGGCGTGCACGCGCCGACCAAGCTGCCGATTTACGCCTATCGCTACAAGGGCGACCCCAAATCGTACCCCAAGGCGGTCGGCCCGATGGCCGAGGACGTCGGCAAGACGTTCGGGCCCGGCTCGATCGCGCCGATCCCCGGCGGCGGCGGCAAGATGATGGTGCATCCGGCGATCATGGGCGCGCTTGGCATGGCCGGCAGCGGCGCGACGCCAGGCGGCGGCATGACGCCCGGCGCGGGCCTCACGCCCAACCGGCCTCGAGGCGTGAGCCTGCCGACCCCGAACCTTGGCGCGCTCGCCAGCGGTCCGCTCGCCGCGCCGGTCCCGATCAATGGCGTTGGCGCGCTCGGCGCCAATATGGGCGTCGCCGGCGGCCCTCGAGCTCGGCGACCGCGCATGCCGCAAATCCGAGGGGCGCTCGGTGGCTGACGCCTCAAGCAACGCCTACACGCAGGCCATCAATAGCGCCCTCGCGTCGGCAAAGGGGATGCTCGGCAAGAACGAAGTGCCGAACCATGCCGAATTGCAGTCTTATCTCAAGGACGGCGGCCAGGACCTCGACCCGCATAAGCTCGCCTGGTGCGCGGCGTTCGTCAGCGCCTCGTTGCAAAAGGCTGGCCTTCCGGTCCCGACGCAAGTCGTCAAGGACAGCGCCTTTGGGCCGGGGGCCTATGCGCCCAATTACCTGACCTATGGCTCGGCGGTCGACCCGAAAAACGTCCAGGCCGGCGATATCCTCGTCGCCAACAATGGAACGCATGTCGGCTTCGCCGAGGGGCCGACGCGGCAGGGGCCGAACGGTCCCGAGGCTCAATTGCTCGCCGGCAACGAGAGGGACGCGAGCGGGCAATACGCGCCTGGCTCGTACACGAACCCCGCAACCGGCGCGGTCGCCAATCGCGCGCAAGTCGGGATGGTTGGCGAGCGATGGGTGCCGCTGTCTCAATATAGCCCGCGGCGCTACCAACCGAGCGACAGTCAAGCCAGCGCCACGCCCTCGGCCTCAAGCTCGAGCGCGCCCGCCACAACAACGGCGTCGACGCCGTTTTCTCTCTCGGCGCCCGGCGCAGGCATTCCATCGGCGGGACAATATCAACCGCTGATCGACGCTGCGGCAAAGAAATACAGCCTCGATCCGAATTTCCTCTCCCGCCTACTTTATCAGGAGAACCGATTTCGGCCGCAAGGAACAAGCCCGGCCGGCGCTCAAGGCATTGCGCAATTCATGCCGGCGACGGCTGCGCGCTACGGCGTCGACGTCAACGATCCGGGCTCGTCGATCGAAGGCGCGGCGCATTACCTATCGGACCTCTCTGGTCGCTACGGCGGCAATCTTGGGCTCACCGCCGCCGGCTACAATTGGGGCGAGGGCAACGTCGACAAGTGGCTGCAGGGTAAGAACCAGCCGCCGGCCGAGACGACGGGCTATGTCAACACCATCACCGGCCACTCAATGGACGAGTGGAAAAAGGACCCGAGGCTTCCGCTCGGGTCGTTCACCGGGCCTGGCCGGCCGCCGACAGGGCCGGCCACACCCGCCGCACCCGCCACGCCCGGCACGAGCCTCGCGGGGATAACGCCCGATCAATCGAAAGCCTTGATGGGCGACTTGTCGCAGCTGGACAAGTCGATGGGCGGCAAGGGGCTCGGCGGCGCTGGTCAGACCGCCGGGGACGAAGAGCCGCAACCGGCGCCCATGGGCCCGGCCCCGCCGATCCGCAACATGTCCAACCCGGCCGCCTTCGCGCCGGCGCTTTGGGGCAACACGCTCAACAGCATGCGCGAGCCGGCTCAGTGGGGTGCGACGCCGCCCGGTCAAAACCCTTACGCCAACGCCGGCGGCCAACCGATCGGCCAGCAATTCGGCATGCAACTGAGCTCAATGCAACAGATGCAACAGATGATGGCGATGATGGGCAATCCTTACGGAGACGCCGGCTATGGCTGACGACACCAGTAACAAGCCTTACCCGTTCCAATTCGATCCGTCGCAATGGACGAACCCGTATTCGAATTTCTACGGCAAGGCGCTACCCTGGCCGAGCTCCTACGCCGGCATGCCGACCAACGCGCTCGGCCAGCCGATCCAGGCGCCGCAGGGGCAAGCGCCGCAGGGGATGACGCTCAACGCGACGCCGGCGCAGCCGCAAGCGCCGGGCGGCGCCTCTAATCCGTTCGCCGGCGTTCAAATCCCTCAAGGCCAGAATACGGCGGTCGCTCAGCCGCGCGGCGGGTTGAGCATTCAGGATTGGCAAGCCCTATCGCCCGCTCAGAGAGGCGCCGCGATGGGGCCCATGGCTCAGTATGCATCCGGGTTGGCGATGATGCCGTCCGGCAACAATTTCGTCGCTTCCGGCAGCAACCCGAGCGGCGCCAACCCGCAGGCTTCAACGGCGTTGGCGTTGATGAACGCTGGCGGGGCTGGCTTCGGTCAGATGCAAGGGCAGCAAGCCGCGCCGCAAGCGGCCGCGCCGGCCGCGCCCAACAACTGGCAGAACACGCTTTCGATGCTCGCCAACCCCGGCCACGTGACCACGCCCGGCGCGACCATTCCGCAAGCGCCGCCGGGGAGCGCGCAGCCGTCGCCCGGCGTGCTGCAAAACTTCCTCGCCAACTGGCAACCGGCGCAAAGCGGGCCGGGCTCGGGCTTCACGCAAAACTTCAACACCATCTTGCGCGGCCTGCAGGCGAAGGGGAGTTGAGCCATGCCTGGCAGCATCTTCGATTTGATCCAAGGCGCGATGGGCCGGCCAGACCCGTCGATGCAACTCCGCGCGGCCCTTAACCCTCTCGCCGGCGTACCTTCCGCAGGCGCGCCGGCGGGGCCTGGCGGCGGTCCTGGCGCCTCGGGACCGTCGCCAACGCCGGGCGGCCCGGCCCCTCCCACCGGACCGCCTGGCGGTCCGCAGCAAGCGCAGCAGCAACAAGCGCCGCCGCAGCCTATGGCCACGCAAACGCCGCCCGACCTCGGCTCCATGTTCGTGCAACTCATGCAGCATCAACAGGCGAATGAGGGTTTCAATCGCGGCCTCGGCATGATGGCGGCCGGCTTCGCTCAGCCGCGCGATCGCGCCACCATGATCGACGCGATGAGCGGACAGAGCGGCGGCGATCCGGCCTCGCTCATCGGCAATGTGATGAAGCTGCAGGTGTATAACCAGCAGCAGCAGCGCTACGCCGACCTCGTCAACAATTCGGACGCTTACGCGAAGTCTTTCAACATGGACCCCGCCATGTTCAAGGCGGCGATCACGGCCGCCGGGCCCGCCGGCGCGGGCGACGTTCTCGGCAAGATCGCCGAGGCGAAAATGGGCCTCACTGGGACGCAGACCGACAAGGAATTTCGCAACGCGCAACAGGCTTGGCAGCAGCAAAACCCCGGCCAGCCGTTGCCCACATATTTGCAGACCGAGGCGGGCTTCGGCCAATGGCAGGTTGGCAAGGTCACCGAGGAAAAGGCCAAGGCCGACGACGTCGTCAAGGCGAAGACCGACTTCTCGACGCAAAACCAGCAATTTGGCCAGGCCGAGGGCTTGGTCAACAAATTGCTCGCCACGCCGGACACAACGCTCGGCGAAGTCACCAAGACGATCATTCCGTCGACCGGCGTCGGCGGCGTCTTGAAGTCGACGTTCGGCCAGCTATCCGATGAGGGCGGCCAGGCGGCGGGAAACCTGCAGCAATTGAAAAACATCCTCTATTCGAAGGCCTTTCAATCGACCGGCTCGAGGCGCACGCAACAGGAAGTTTCAAATCTCAGCGCCGCGATTTCGCAACTCGACAACGTCAACCTGTCGCCGCAGCAATTGCGCGACCAGCTTGGCGCCATCCGTGACATGTTGAACCAGACGCACGCCAACATTTACGGCGCGGCGGGCCAGGCCGCCCCTGACAATCTCTACGACCTCATGGACCCGATTTATAAGAAGGAGGGCGACACGCCCGGCGACCTCTATGCGGGCGCGGTCCGCGCGAAACCGAAAGGCGGCCCGGCCCCCCCGACGATCAAGACCTATAACCCTAAGACGGGGATGATCGAATGATCGTCAACACGCCCGACGGGCAAGTCAATTTCCCTGACAGCATGTCGGCTGACGACATCCAGGGCGTCTTGCGCCAGAAATACGGCCACCCCAACGCTCCGGCGGCCGAGGCCCCGGCAGCGTCGGCCGCCCCCGCGCCGCCAACTTCGGCCGCGCCAGGGCTTGGCTCTCGGATTTATGACTATTTCACCAAGCCGACGACGGGCGCCGTGTCGCCCGCGATGGATCAGGCGCTCAACCAGCCATCGAACCTCGGCCAGCAAAGCTTGCTCGAAAAGCCGGCCGACGTCTCAATGCAAGACTTCATGCTCGCCCACCTTTCCGAGCTCGGCAAAGGCGCCGGGCAAATGGGCCAGGCGGCGGACGATTACGCGCGCGTCGCTTCCAACACCTATGGCCTCGGCGATCGCTTCGCCTCCACCATGAGCGGAACCGATATCGCCGACGAGCGCGCCAAGACGGCAGCCGCGCGCGAGCGCCTCGGCCCGATCGCTTACGCGGCTGACATGACCGGCGGCGGCCCGTTGGGCAAGCTCGCCGAGCTCGGCGGCGGCGGCTTCCTCGCCAACATGGGGGTCGGCGGCGCGGCTGGCTATGCCGGCGGGGTTGGGCGCGGCGATGCGAGCCCTGGGATGGACGCCGCTATGGGCGCCGGCGGCGCAGGCCTAGGGACGGCGGCGGGGAAATACGTTCTCGGGCCCCTGGCGAATTGGGGAATGAAAGGCGCGAGCGCGCTCGGGCAAAAGCTCGGCTTCCTCGACAATCCCGAGGACGTCACGGCGGCGACCAAGGCCGCGCGCGACGCCGCCTTTGACACGATGAAAGCCACGCCGCTCAACGTCGGCGACACGCGCCAGGCTTTGCAGGGCGTCCGCAACACCGTGAACGCGATGGACCCGACCGGCGGCTTCCAAAAGAACGCGCCGCGCACAATGGCCGTACTCGACAACCTGCAGGACTTCGCCGCCAACACCAACGATATCAACGCCCACGACCTCGTGTCGTTGGGGCTCGACAAACTGAGGAACATTCCCGACACGGCGGCCACCGGGGGCGAGAACGAGCTCAGGCCGGCGATCCAGGCCGGCCTAAAGAATTTCCTCGAGAGTGGCCCGGCCGCCGGCCAGTTGGGCGACGCGCAAGCCGCGCACCAAACCTATGCGAACGCCAAAGCGCTTCAGGATTGGAGCCAGGGCTTGAAGGATTTCGGCGCCTCGCCGGCGAGTGAAGCGCAGAGCACGGCGCAAACTTTCTACAACGACCCCTCGAGCGAGCCATACAAAGCCCTGGCGCGGATCGCCAACGCCGGCGGCGGCGGCCAATCCGCTTACGGGCTCATGCACGCCGCGCACGAGCCGATCGACATGGCGGCGGCTGCAGCTGGGCTTGGCCACATGGCGGGACCGGTCGGCGCGGCCGTTTCCTATGGCGCGATCAAGCCGGCGATGGGGGCGCTGTTGAAACGAGGCCAGGCGGGCGCGGTGCAAAACGCGATCACGTCGGCCTATCCGGCGCTCACCGGGAGCACGACGGCGTTTCAGACGCCGGAAGCGTTCGGCGATGCGATGCGGCAACTCATGCTCAGCCGAGCGGCCGCCGGGCGGGTCAAGGCGTATTAAAGCGGAAGAACCTTGTAGCCCATTTCCCACCACCACCAGAAACCCAATCCGACGACGATGGCGCTGAGAACGCCCTGCAGATTTTCGTTGCCGCGAACTTCTCCGACAATCGCGAAAATTATCCAAAAGACGATAAGGCCGAGCACGACGCCAGCGGCGACCAAGAGAACGAGCGTCATTACGATTTTTTCTCCTAAAGTGAGCGGTTGTTAGAGGGCAATTTCTGCTCAATGGTCCCGGAACCGATTTGCTTACGAAGCAGGCGGCGGTTTTAACAATGTCGGGCAGGGTCATGTGTGGGGCGGCCAGTAATGCAACGCCGCGAATAGGGCGCTCACCGCTGCGGCAGCGACGCCGCCCGTCCAGATTTTGAGCCGTTGCTCGGTAATCGCTAAGTCCTTGCGGACGAGCGCAACATCGCTTTTGGTCGCCACGCCTTCCCGCAGCGCTTCGTCAAGCGCGTCCGCATGCGCCCTGGCAGTGGCTTCCGGCACGCCGGAGGCGGTCAGCTTGTCCTTGTAGGCGAGTTTGTCGAACAGCAGATCAGTCGCCATGGAGTTTCCTTGTGCGCAACTCATATAGCGCCGCGCGCCGAGCTCGGCAACGGTTCCGCTAGGCCATTCTGTTGCTTTCACGGGCCAACGGGGATAGCAACTCCCACTGCAGATGCTCGCGCTTGGTCGCCTTAGAGCCGGTGTCCCCGCCGTAGCGAACGAACACCATTGTCGCGTTGAATGAGGTAATAAGCCCGCGCGCAGGAAGCCCAAGCGTTAATCCGCTTCCGGGGTGATAGAGCACCGCGCGGCCTATATCTTTCTCCGTAGGCTCGATCATCCCTGTCCTCCGTTCCTTGCCCACATGGCGCCCACATAGAGCCGGTTTTTTGTGTGGGCAGACCCTTTATTTAAGCGTTTGCCTAGGGCATTTTTCTTATTTCTTTTCAGTGGGTTAAGTGGTGGTGCCCAGGGGGTGAATTGAACACCCGACACCGTAATTTTCAGTCCCGTAAATGGACCCGTGTGGGCCGGATGTGGGCCGACTTTTCCAACCTTACATTCCTCGCTGTCAGTTGGAAAAGTCGGCGCGACACCGCTATTGACGGTTTGGGCAACGTGACATATATTCACGTCACCAGGGTTTTCTTGCCCACACTCAGCCCACAGCACCCGCTCCCTAGAAGAAAAAGGACGAACCCAATGA